AAAAAATAATATCCAAAAAATAGAATCACCTTTAACAATCATTAATAATATTTCGGGTTACACATTTGATTGGAACGAAAATCAAAAAACATATACAGGCAAAGATTACGGAGTAATTGCGCAAGAAATTGAAGAAGTAATGCCTGAATTAGTAATTACTCGTGAAAATGGTTACAAAGCAGTTAATTACGAAAAGATTATACCTTTATTGATTGAATCCATAAAAGAACAGCAAAACGCCATCGTAGCCCAACAAACTGAAATTAAAGAGTTAAGAGAGTTAATAAACAACATTTTAAATAAGTAATACTTATCTAAGTGGTGTTAATATTGAATAATAAAGTTTAAAATACAATGGGTTTAATTCCTGCTACCGGTTCGGAAATTGCTATGGGGAAGGTATATAGGGCATTCGGTCTATCGGCTGGATATCCACCTGCGGCTAATACGAACATTGGATTAAACTCAACTCCATCGGGTGGTGGAACTTCAATTGGACAAAACCGAAATTTAGGGTTAGACCAACCTAATTTAACTATAGGTGCTGAATCTGAATTGAGTATAAAATTTGGAGGTATTACAACACCGCAAGATTATCCATAAAATGTTTGGTAATATCAAGTATTTTTCGTATATTTGTAAAAATGTTTTGTTATGCAATTTGGTTACAAAGACTACTTATCAGAGTATGAATTAAAAAACATAGTTTGGGTAGGTATTGAATATGATAAAGAAAGATTAATTAAGTTCGTTACTAGATACGAACATTTAAAATCCATTCCAAAAACCAACTCTTCTAAAGAGGAAATTCGTATAATGGATGATATTTTAAAATCACACAATACGGATAATCTTCAAAAACTCCTACAAAACGATTTAGAATATAGTAGATGGGCTACTATAGAAAAATTAGCAAGAAAGGCATCATCTGAAGTTCTTTTAGATGGTAGATATTCCAATGATACATTTCAAACTATAAGTAACCTACCAATAGTAGATTACAAATTAATAATTAGACGTTCAAAAGAACTTATTAAGATTATTAATGATACCATTGCTGAAGCTGAAATGGATACTTCTAAAATACCTGGCGTAAAATGAGTATCTACAAAAACACTATATGGGGAGGGTTACCAACATCGGTAGCAATACTAGTTCCAACTAAAGATACTGTATATTCTCATTTTTCATATTCATTAAGTAATTTAGTTAAAACAACAACACAAATGGGAATTGAAACTCATTTGTTTTTCGATGCCTCAACTATTTTGATAAATCAAAGAGAATCTTTAATCAAACAGGCGATAGAAGTTGGTGCCGAATGGGTTCTTTGGTTAGATAGTGATATGATGTTCCCACCAACCACATTATTAAGGCTATTAGGGCATAATGAAAACATTGTGGGGTGTAACTATATGAAAAGAGCTTATCCCTTTAAATCGGTTGCATATACCGACGTAAGCGATTGGGAAAGTTGGATACCTATTCAGTATTCGGATGAATTAGTAGATGCTGAAGCTTCGGGTATGGGATGTGTGTTGATGAGGACTGAAATATTTCAAAAATTAGAAAAGCCATACTTTGAATATACCTATCAGCCAAAAACTGAAGATTGGGGAGGTGAAGATTTTACACTTTTTAAGAAATTAAACAAATTGGGATACCAATTAAAAATTGATATGAATCTAAGTAATGAAATTCACCATATTGGAACATTTGCGTATGGTAAAAGTGTATCTACTAATGATGTTAAGAAAAAGGAGTGGAATTCTAAAGCAAATAATAAAAAAGATTTGGATAAATCGGAATAATTTCGTATCTTTAACAATTATATTGTATGATAACTGACCAATTCTACATAGAGAACTTTATAACAACAAATGAAGGTGTAGATATTCCTTATAGATGGACTCATGGTGCTACTAAAGAGCATATGGGTGATGGATTATTGGTATATTCCATCATTCAACATATGAGAGCAAAGGTATGTGTGTGTATTGGAAGTGGTGGTGGATTTATACCACGAATTATGACGCAAGCCCGAATGGATTTGTGGGAACAAAAAATATTTGAAGGAAACAACGATAAAAATTGGGGAGATATTGGTGCAACTTATGTTGTTGATGCTTGTAATGGTATTGGTGGTAAATCCGATATAGAAGATGAGAGTTCTCTTTTTAGAAGTGCGTTTCATCCACGTTTTATAAAAGAAACATCGGAAAAAGCATATTATGATTTCTTTGTAAAGCAAGATATTAAAATAGATGTTCTTTTTATTGATGGTGACCACTCATATGAAGGAGTTAAGTTGGATTTTGATTTATATTCAACGATACTTTCAGATAAAGGTATTATAATGATACATGATACTGATGAATCTTATGAAAACGAATTGATTGTATCGGAAGATTCTAAAAAACATTGGGATAAATTTGATGGACCTGCTAAGTTGATAAAAAAGTTAAGTGATAGTAAAGATTGGAATATAATAAACCTTTTCAATCATAAAATACTACCTACTAAACCTTCATCAACTGGTATAACTTTATTAAATAGAAAATGATAAGATTAGTTACTGTTATTGGACATGGTGTGGAATTATTACCACATTTTATTTCTCACTACACAAAATATGTAGATGAGATTTGTATCGTTACATATAATTCAGATTTGAATCCAAATATAGATGATGAGGTTAGAGCTATAACCGATAATTTATTTAATGTTAAGATTGTAGGAACAACAAGGCATAGGATATTTGATTGGGAAGAGGTTACTAAATTATATAATCAGGCAACTTCTAAATATGGAGATGATTGGTGGGTAATTGCAGATATTGATGAATTTCATTTATATCCAAAAGATAATCTTAAAGATATGATTAGCGATTGTGAAAGAAATGGATGGGATGTAATTAGAGGTGGATTTATTGATAGAGTTGGAAAAGATGGAACATTCCCTCATATAACGGATGAATTTATATTCAAACAATTCCCTATGATGGGATTTTTTAGACATCCAATGAGTGGAGCTTGTCCTAATAAGATTTGTGTAAAGAAAGGTTATGTAAAAATAACACCCGGTCAACACTACGCTGAATTTGATGGGCATACTACTTGGAGATGGCAAGGTTGGAATCATCCATTGATAGCACCTATTGATACATATTCAGTTCAGGTTCATCACTTTAAATGGGATGCTAGTTGTATTGAAAGAGTGAAAGCAGTAGCCGATATTGAACAAGAATATGCTTACTCAGATGAGTATAAAAAACTCTATGAAGAATTACGAAAATCTAAATTTTTAATAGATATATATAAGAATGAATTTATGTTTGAAAACTCAGCAATAGCTGAATTTCGCAGATATAGAGGTTGGAATAAGTTAATAAAAAAAATAGTATCGTTATGACAGAAGAAGAAATGTTATTAGAACAAAGAAAAGTTAAAGCGTTAGAAAAAATTGCTAACTCTTTAGATGCACTTACCATCTGGTTTGAAGAAATCGATAAGGATGAGTGGAGTGAAAGAATGCAGTATTATATGTATGAGTGGCACAAAACATTCAAAAATACTGAAGAGTAATAAGTTATGGCTAAATTAGGTGTAATAGTTCCCTATAGAGATAGGTATAACCATTTGCTTAGTTTCAAAAAAAGTATTACAAAACATTTAAACGCAGCCGGTATTGAGTTCGAACTAATTGTAGTGGAACAAGATGGTGGAACTGCATTTAATAGAGGTAAACTTCTAAACATCGGTTTCTTAACCGCTGAGAAACTAAATTGTGATTATGTTGTATTTCACGATATAGATATGTTGCCGGTAGAGGTTGATTACAGCTTTTCATCGGTGCCATTACACCTAGCCACAAACTTCGTATCTGATTCAAAAACTAAAAGAACACTATTCGATGAATACTTCGGAGGTGTTACCTTATTTCCCGTAGATTTGTTTAGACGTATAAACGGATACTCAAATAACTATTGGGGTTGGGGATTTGAAGATGATGATTTACTCTACCGTTGTAAGTTGAACGGAATTCCTTTAGAAAAGAAAGAAATAAAAAACATTGGTGGTAATACGGCAGCATTAAAGTTTAATGGTAATAATGCGTATGTTAAAGGTAAGAATGTAATTAATGTTAGGAGACCTTTAACCATATTTGTTTCTTTCTCACCAAATGAAACTGTTTTAAACTACAAAAAGGATAAAGATATTTATGGTGTGGTTGGTATACCTGGTTATGATTTATTGATATCATATAGTTCTTATAAGAGATACAACTTTGAAATCTTTGATAATGAGAATGAAGTAATATACATAAGCACAGATATTAAACCTCACTATAAAACAAACGTAGCTATAACAATCGATCCAACTAAGAAACATATTATTATGTATCAGGATGGTGAGTTTGTTAAACGATTGATGTATAAAACTCCTTTATACAATTATATCAGAGAACCATATTTTTATTTAGGTTGTGCAGACCCATTAAGAACTGATGATGAGAAGATGTTTAATGGGTTAATCAACTCAGTAGCAATTTACGATGAGGCTTTAGAGCCCGATGAAATATTTGATATTAGTAATAACAAATACTTTGGGTTAACTCAAAACTTTAAAGATTATAAATCAGCACATAAATTAAAATTATATTATGATGCTAAATTCATTAAAGATTACAAACTGATAGATTTGAGTGGTAGAGGTAATGATGGTGAAATTGTAAATTGTGAAATGGTTGGATACGATATTGAAGATAGTAAATTAATAGAAGTTCCCTTCAGAAGAGAATGCACTTTTAAGTTACTAGCGCATGATGAGAATGGATATACCAATAATGAATGGAGAGAAAAAACAACTAGATACAATCAACTTAAATTTCAAAACGAAGTAAGTAAAGGACATATTAATACAAACGAAGAAGGGTTAAGTAATTGCCACTTTACCGAACACTCGAGAACAAAAGTTAATAATCAAACACATATTATAGTAGGCTTATGAGTCACAAGTTAGGCATATGTATTCCTTATAGAAACAGACAAAAACATTTGGATGAATTAATTCCTGCATTAACGGAACATCTAAATAAGAAAGGAATTGAACATGCTTTTTATATAGCACATCAAACGGATGATAAGTTATTTAATAGAGGTGCTATGAAGAACATAGCAGCTAAACACGCATTTGAAGATGGGTGTGATTACATAGCTTGGCATGATGTTGATATGATTCCATCGGATGATTGTGATTATAGTTATCCCGAAGAAACACCAATTCATATAGCAACTAAACTTTCAAAGTATAATTATGGGATGTCTTATCCCGAATACTTTGGTGGTGTTATTCTTTTTACAAAAGAGCAAGTAGAAAAAACCAATGGTTACTCAAATGATTATTGGGATTGGGGAATGGAAGATGATGATTTGTTTTGGAGATGTCAATTGGAAGGTTATGTAAATACTGAATATTTGGATGTTGAAATGGATGACCATAGATATATTAACTTCAATGGATTTAGTTCAGCAGTTGTTATTCAGTATCATCAAAAATTAAGAAGTTTAACAAGTAATACACATACTATATCAGTATTAGTTAGAGCAGAACATGACCCTAACAAAGCTCCTATATATTTGATTGGAGATAAATCTAAACAATATGTAGAGTATCCAATCTTCAGAATACCTGGTTACGATTATGGGTTATCTTTTAATAATAGTAGAGCTCTTTCATTTCAATTTTGGACTAATAGAGATACTCACAATTATATGTGGGCTAAACGATATGAAAACCAATGGACTTGGATTACCGCAACTATAGATGATGAAACTAAAACCGCGAGATTATTTTTAAATGGTGATGAGGTGGATGAAAGTATTGGTAATGGAAGTAAATCTCCAATTAACTATGAAGGTAGATTAAGGAACTATGGTTCTAAACATCTTTACATAGGAGCAACTCCAACATCACCATACGATGATGTATCTCTATTCTTCAAAGGAGATATAGCTAAGGTTTATGTTTGGGATAATGTATTAACTGATGAACAAATTAAAAATATACATAAAGAAATTCCAACGGAAGGAGCTAAAGTTAAATTAGATTTTAACAAAGGAACTAATACAGATACATTTGTGTTAGATGCACCTTATGTGAATGGTGATATAAAAATACCTAAATATACATTACCATATAGAAGAGAAGGTAGGTTCGAATGTTTGGCTCATAAAGATGAGGGATTAGTAAAAGGTAAGTGGGTTAAGGGAGAAACAACTGCAAGAAACGAACAACGATATATAACTGAAATGCAGCAAGGTAAGATAGATTACAAAGCAGATGGAATGAGTTCATTGGTTTATGAACTCGTTAATATAGAAGATATTGCGGATAACGCCAAATTAATAAATGTTACATTATAATGAGTTGTAATAACGATACAATATGTATATTACCTTTCATACACTTATACACTCAGCCCGATGGCGAAGTTAAACCATGTTGTATAGCTGGTGGATTTGATAATAAACAATCCCTAAGAAATTCTACAATTGAAGAGATATTTAATTCAGATGAATATAAACAATTACGCTCTGATATGTTAGAGGGTAAACGAAATAAAGTATGTGATATTTGTTATTCTAAAGAAGATAGAGGTGAATCATCACCACGTCAAATGTTTAATTCAAACACATTATGGACTATGCCAGATGTTGGTATAGATAATTCAGTTCCATTGGAATTTCAACACATAGATATTCGTTTTTCAAATCTATGTAATTTTAAATGTAGAATGTGTAATCATAGTTTTTCATCTAATTGGTATGAGGATGCTAAAAAAATAGAACATGGTGGTTGGTTTCCGTTTCTATCAGGTGAAGATACCAAAGTATTAAAAGCTAGTAAAACTATTGTTGAAGATATAATTCCATATTTGGGAAAGATAAAAAGTTTTTACTTTGCAGGTGGTGAACCATTAATTACACCGGAACATTACAAACTATTAAAATGGTTATATGAAAATGTAGAAGAAGAGGAAACTGATAGAGGTATTCATAAAGCATTATCTATACATTATAATACAAACTTATCTACAATTAGATATGATGAAGATGAATTGATAAATTATTGGAAATCATTCAGAAAAGTTCAATTGGCTATTTCGTGTGATGGTGTGTTTGAAGTAGGTGAATATCAAAGGACTGGATTTAAACATACTACCTTTGTAAAAAATATGGAAGAAATATTAAACCACGCAACACCGGTATCTCAAAATGGTATATCGGATGGGTTTAGTTATAGTTTTCAATATACAACAACTATTTTTAACGTTGAACACATATTTGATTTTATTGATTTTATGATTGATGAGGGTTATATCCAATCAACCGAAACAATTGATTTCTTTTATGCTTGGTCACCGGAATGGTCATCAATTAATAATTTATCAGAAAAGGATAAGAATAGAATATCTAAATTATTTGAAAGAAAAATAAAAAAGATGGAATCTGAAAAAACAAAAACTCAGTTAACATCAATACTAAATTATATGAATACCCCATCCAATTATTCATTGGGTGATATGAAGGATATGATTGAAAAGTTAGATAAGTTGAATAATACGGATTACAAAACGATTTGCAAAATAGAGTTATAATATGATAGAAGAAATAGAACATAAAAAAACACCAACCTACGATGATGGTATAGCTGAAAATCCTATATTTTCAAAAATGAAAGAGGATTTAAATTCAGTTGGTTGTGGATTTTGTTTGGCTAAATGGACACAAGTTACTATGCACCTACAAATAGGTCATACTCACTCATGCCATCACCCCGGCACCCACAAAATACCATTAAGTGAATTGAGTAGAAACCCAACGGCTCTTCATAATACGAGATATAAGAAATCTTTAAGAAGAGAAATGTTAGAAGGTAAAAGACCTAAAGAGTGTGGGTATTGTTGGAATGTTGAAGATAACTCAGATAGATTTTCTGATAGAGTATTCAAATCATCGGAAAGTTGGTCATCGCCACATTTAGATGCTATTAAAACTTTAGATTGGAGACAGGATTACAATCCAAAATATGTTGAGGTATCATTCTCAAATGCTTGTAATTTTAAATGTTCTTATTGTGCACCACAATTCTCAACTCGTTGGATGGAAGAAATAGATGAGTTTGGTGCATATCCAACATCAGATAGATTTAATGATAAACTTCATATGTTGAATGAAGGTAAGATGCCTATTCCTATGAAAGATCATAATCCTTATGTAGAAGCATTTTGGACATGGTGGCCTGAATTATATAGAGATTTACATACATTTAGAATCACCGGCGGTGAACCATTGATGCACAAAGATACTTGGGATGTATTTGATTACATATTAGCACAAGAAAATCCAAATAAAAATCTTAAATTGGCTATCAATTCAAACTTAGGTGTGCCTGATAAATTGATTGATAAGTTTATTGAGAAGATAAAGCAAATTGAGGAAGAAGATAGAGTGCATGAATTCATTATATTCACTTCATGCGATAGTTGGGGTGAGCAAGCTGAATATATTAGACATGGCTTAGAATTCAATAAATTTTGGGATAATATCAATAAGATACTTACTCAATGTAAGAGGGTTAACCTAACATTTATGACAACCTATAACGCTTTATCAGTTCCAAACTTTGATAAGTTGATACATGGTGTTTATGATTTAAAAAGAGAGTATGCATCGCCTGATAGATATTGGAATTCGGCAGTATTTTTGGATTCATCATATTTAAGATTCCCACATCATCAGACTGTTCAGGTGTTACCAATGGAGTTTGCAAATAATGTATATAGAAACACTCAATTAGTTGAATACTATGCAACACCATCATTTGATAGAAGATTGATTGGTTATTCCGATATTGAAGTTCAAAAGATTAAAAGAATATATGATTGGATGTTATCAGATAAAGATCCTGCGGTTGTTGAAAAACAAAGAAAAGATTTCTATAAGTTCTTTAGTGAGCATGATAGAAGAAGAGGAACTGATTTCAAAAAAGTGTATCCTGAATTAGCAGATTTTTATGAAAATTGTAAAGCGTTATGTTAAAAGTTAAAGAAAAAGAGCCGTATATAATTCTACCAAAACAAAGGTATAATTTATCAACATACGAACCACATTCGGTAATGAATGGTGATTTTACTTTGTTTGTGGATTTCCAATTGGATTCAAAAGCTTATGATGCCGAATATGCAATTATAGCAAGACCCGGAATGCACATGGGTATTATGATAAAGAAAATAAAACCTGATTATTCTCTATTGTGTTGGGATTATTGGACTGTTGGAATTGATGGGCAATATAAATGGAATTCAATTCACATAGAATTATTTGCAAATCAAAATATCACACCAAATGATAGATATTTTGTGTTTATACAACATACAGTTGGTGAAAGGCACTTTAAGGTTCATATCAATTCGGCTAAATTTAAAGAACCAATTATATTAGAACAAAAATATGAAGGTAAATTAGTAGATTACTCAGAAACACCTTATAATATAGGATGTGGTAACTATAGTAAAGTAGTTCCAAAGAGAGATAGGTTATTTACGGCTTGCACAATTTATAAATTGGGTTTAATTGGAACTAATGATTACACTTATGAACAAATTATAAAGTTTTTAGATGTAACTAAAGATGATGTAACTAACTTAAGTAAAACTCTTTTTGATATTGTATTTTATTTTAACTTTAATCTAACAAACATATATAAGATATGGGATTTATCCGGTCATTGTAACTTTATGCAAAAAAATCTATATATTGAAGATGAGGAAACTTATTTAACTGATGATGATTTCTACGAAGATTATGCAAACAAATAAAAAAATAAATTACATTTATGAATTTAAAACACCAAATGGTTATTTTCCAATTGGTGCGGAATATCGTTCATTACCTATTTTATTTGATTATATAAATGAATTGGAATATCAGCATGGAACAATTGCACATAGAATGGGATATTCTGATAGATTTAAAATTCTAAATGAATGTGCATCCACATACGATGTGTTAACATTGGGTGATGTTGGCATTCCTATAAAAATGTTATCAGAATTAACCGATGATGAAATTAATAATGATATAAATTTATATTGTATAGATACAAGTCATGATGAAACTATATTAGATTACATAATTAGAACTGACTTAACAAATGTATTATCACAAAAAAGTAAAAAGTTATTCAGCGAAAGGCAAAACTTTAAACTTATGGTTTTGGATAATAAGGAAGGTTCTTATTATTTTGATTCCAAATTCTTTGAAAGTTTCCAACGATTCCATAAAGAAGTGGGTTTAAAATCGGATAATCAAATAGTATTTGTTACAAATACTTGCAATGTGCAAGATATGTATGATGAGTTTTTGGTAAAAACAAATTCAAAATCATTTATGAAAGTTAAAGGTGTTCAGTTTTTAATATATGACCCTGGCCAAACTGTAATGGATTATTTTCATCAAACAAATAATACATCCGATATAATTGTAGATAAAAATATAGAATATTCAGTTCCAACTGATTCGGAAATAATTGATTTAAAACGAAACAAATATTATTTATTTTTAAATAGAAATAGTGGTAGATTGCATAGAGTTAAATTACTTTTACAATTTATAAAAAATAATCTATTTGATAAAAGTATAACATCTTTATTACATTCGGATGAATTTGATAGATTTGCAGATGAAATTGGTAATGAAGAATATAGAGATTTAATTAAATCAAAATATCCATTTGTTGCGGATTATGAAGATCCATATTTAGTTTCCGATATGCACAATTTCTTTACAAAAAAAGAAATGTGGATGGACACTTATTTTTCAGTAGTAAGTGAAACATCAGCAGATGATAGTTGGTGTTTTATAACTGAAAAGACAGTAAGGCCTATGATATATTTCCATCCGTTTATAGTGTGGGGTAATCCAGGCACATTGCAGGTGTTAAGAGAACTTGGATTTGAAACATTTCCTGAATTCTTTGATGAAAGATACGATAATGTTAAAAATGCAGATATTCGAATGAAAATGATATTAAATAATGTAAAAAGACTTTGCGAATTACCTATTGAAGAAATTCATAGTTTGTATCAAAGTGTTATACCAAAATTAATTCATAATAGAAACCTTTTAATAAAAATGGATGAACGCAAAGAAGTCCATCAGAAAGTATTAGAAACATTATTTTAAAATGACAGAAATAAATTTATTATATGATTATCTAACTCCATCTGGGTATCTTCCAAATGCGTTAAATCCCCATTTTCTACAAACTTTAATCGAAAATGATTTTAGATTTGATCATATTACATTAAATGAATATGAAAAAAAGTATGGAGCTATTTCAGTTTGGCATGGTGAACAGGTAATTGAACCGATTGTAAAAAATACATTTACTGTTTCGGATATGTTTGATGGATTTGATTGCTCCCCAAATTATAGACCAAACCCAGAATCATTTTATCTATACAATGTAACACCATTTGGTGGTGCAAGTGCAACTTATGGATATGATTTTACATATAATGAAAAGAAATCATTCTTTCATTTTATATCAAATAATGCTAAGAGTTTAATAAGAGAAGTTCCAAATGTTTATCTTTTTGTAAATTACTCAAATGAAGGAACGATTGATTTTAATTGGTGGAAAGTAATACACGAAGATGCCAAACAATTTAACATACCTTTAAATAAAATTATATTTTGTAGTTCTGATTATTATACTAATATGAATTATGAAATATTTAAAAAGTTGGAAAATATACCGGATGAGGATAATATCAAATTATTATATTTGGCATGGTCTTTACATGCAAAGGCCAAAGAAATGTTAGAAATACATAATGGAAAACATACCGAATTTAATAATTACTCAAATAAATGCTCAGTAGTAAATTATTATGATGTTGATTTAGATAAGATACGAAATAAAAAATTCTTAATGTTGAATAGAAGGTTAAGACCTCATAGGATATATTCAACTTGTCTATTTAACAAATTAAATATATTAGATCAATTTTTAATTTCATACGATGTAACATCTATGCAATTGTTTGAAATGGATGGTGAAAACATTAGTATGCATATTGAAGATACCGAATATGCAAAAGTTTTATCTGATGAATTTGCACGATTGAAAAATGAAAGTCCTAAACGAACAATTGATTTTGAAGATTTAGAAAATGTATGGGGTTTCAATTTTGAAAATAAAGAACCATATTTAGATTCGTATATACACATAACATCGGAAACTAATTTCTTTGAAATAGGAGGTTATTTTTCCGAAAAGACTTGGAAACCAATGGGTCATTTACAACCATTTATTTTTATGGGACCTGCTAATGCTTTAAAGGAATTAAAAAAATTAGGATTTAGAACATTTGCACCATTTATAGATGAATCTTATGATAATGAATTAGACCCTGAACTTCGTTTTAAAATGATAATGGCTGAAATAGAAAGATTATCAAAAATGGATATTAACGAAATTCATAATTGGTATAAAACAATTTTTAACTCAATTTTATTACATAACCAAAACGTTCTTTTCAGTAATGCAGATTATATGTTAAATGCAGGAAATGTTAAAGAACAATTTAAAAAACTATTTTATGATAATACCACACTCTAATAATGAATGGGGTGATTTAAAAGAAATCATCGTAGGTACGGTAGATGGTGCACAAATACCAACTGTAAAAGATAAAGCCTTACATTGTATAGATTATGCCCATCTTACTGATGAAGAATTCCAAAATATCCCAACAGGACCATATCCACAAAAGGTTATGGAAGAAACATATGAAGATTTGGAAAATATATGTAGTAAATTAAAAGAATTGGGCGTAAAAGTTCATAGACCTTTAAAAAGAGATTTTACCGAAAAAAAAGGTAATGATTTATGGCAAGTAGATGGGTATTATAACTACTGTCCACGTGATAGTATGTTGGTAGTTGGTGATAAAGTTATAGCAACGCCTATGACATTAAGGCATAGACAATTTGAATCAGAAACCTGTAAACCACTAATACATCCCGACCATTGGATTGATTTTCCAAAACCAAACTTAGGTGATGATATGTATAGTAGAGAAGATTTAGGTAGACCTACTTTAATGGATGGACCTGATGCTGTATTTGATGCGGCAAACGTATTAAGAGCAAATAATGATATTATTTATTTAGTTTCTAATACGGGTAATTTAGCAGGAGCTGATTATTTAGAAAGTTACCTAAAAGAAAATATATCACAAGATTATAATGTTCATAGAGTTCAAAATGTATATGCATACATTCATATAGATACTACATTTGTATTATTAAGAGAAGGATTAGTATTATTGAACCCATCAAGAGTTAATGATAGTAATATACCTGAAATATTTAGAAATTGGGATAGAATTTGGGCACCCGAACCATACCCAACACAAGTAATGGAAGATTGGTGTCCTGCTTCACCTTGGTTGGGCATGAATATACTTTCTATCAATGAAAAATTGGTTATGGTTGAAGAACATCAGATATTATTGATGAAGGAATTAAAAAAATGGGGAGTTGAATCAATTCCTGTTAGAATGAGACATAGTAGAACATTTAGTGGTGGACCTCATTGCATTACAACTGATATAGTAAGAGCATGATAGTATTTTTAGGCGATAGTTTTACTTGGGGGCAAGGATTACAATACATATATCTAACCGAACGGAAGGGTTGGACATGGGAAGAGTGCTCTAAGATAGTTCCGCCTAATTTAAATTTAGAATGGTTAGGATTTGATGAAGATGAATATAGAAAGAAAAATGCGTTCCCATATTTGGTAGCAAACAATTTCAACCTACCATTTCAGGTTACTAGGTTTGAAAATGGTGGTGATAATGTAACAACACTACAATCATTACAAAATATGATGTCGTTTTGCACACCAAATAATATATTTTGTTTTGTAATACAATTTAGTGATGCTAGTAGAAGTTTACCAAATGAATATAATCCATTAGAAGGAACAATTGAAAAGCAAATAGAAAGTCAGGTAATTAGAATAGATAATCAATGTAAACTATTAGATGTTCCTTGGGTAGGTATATCTTGGCAGCCTGAAATCGGTGATATTCTAAAAGAAAAATACCCAAACAATTATATTCCAATATTTTACAATGAAAAAGAATATACCAACTTTTCTACACGCCATGAGGGATTGGCTGAATTATTTTTAACCTATAATTACCCAATTAATGATGAACATTTTAATCTATATGGGCATAGAGTTATTGCAAATTCTATAATAAGTAAAATATCAACAAGAACTGATTTAATGAGTAAATTAAATTATTATAAAACCGAAATAGAAAATAAAAAAATGTTATGATAGTATTTTTAGGCGATAGTTTTACTTGGGGACAGGGATTGTTCTTTGAGAAATGGGCATCTGAAGGTAAAGATGTTAAAAAATGGTTTGATGAGAATGGTGATGTGGATGAATACCCACATGAAAGTATTGATTATGAATCAGATAAATATAGAAGAGAAAATCACTTTCCTGCTATAGTTGCGAAGCATTTTAACAAAACATATACCACTCGTTGGGGGAATGGTGGTAGTAATTGGGATATTATAAACATATTGAACAATGTTCCATCACTGGCACCCCAATATAGAAATACTATTGACCTATTTGTTATTCAATTTACCGATTTTACAAGAACTGACCATAGATTAATAAAAGAATCTGATTTAATAAATGAATTACCATTTGAAAGGAGTAAATTTCCGTTAGAAACTAACTATGATGATAATGCTATCATAGATGAGTTACTAAATAATGAATTAAAACTTCAAATTGAGATGATTAATGATATAATTGTCAACAAAATGGGTAAAAAATGGATTGGTATCTCTTGGTTAGATGATATGGGTAAGATATTAGAAAAAGATTATTCAGAAAACCACATACCCGTTGAATATAATGGTAAAAAATACAATTCATTTCAAGTAGTATATCAGGAAAAGAATAAAAACTTACTATTTTTAACTGAAAAATTCAATATCAGAGATGACCACTTTAATTTAGAAGGGCATAGGTTTGTAGCCAACAATATAATCCAAAAAATTGAGGAAAATCATCTTCAAAAAGTATCTTTAATTTAAATATGTATATATTTATATATACAAACAAAATGAAACGTTATGATAGCAAAATTTAAACACCTTACAAACGAAGAAGTCCAACAAATTACCTTTGATTGGAGATATAGAGGGTTTACAACCTTAGATTTACTTACCGAAGATGAATGCGATGAAATAAACGCAGAATTGGATAGATTACGTTTAGAAAGAAACGCAGCAGAGCCTGAAAAATGGCAAGAGTATGAACCAATCATGTATCCACACAAAAATTCGGAAAAATTAGAAAAATTATACGCTCATCCAAAATTAATAGAAGCAATGGAGTTTCTAATGGAGGGTGAAGTAGTTGGATTGCAAACTTGGGCATATTACAAACCAAAAGGTGAATTGGGTAGAGATATGCATCAGAACGCATTCTATACGGGATGTGGACACAATGAAATTATCAATACTGCATTAGCATTGGATAACCACGACCCTGAAAATGGTTCGGTTTGGAATTATGAGGGTTCTCATAGATTGCCAGTTTTACCAATGGAAGATAATGAAGAAAGAAAAGCAACAAATACGGGAAATTGGAGAAGTGAAAGAGGAATAAGTTGTGTAATGCCAGAAGGGCATGATTTTAAACAAATTCCAGGTGTATTGAAAAAAGGACAAGTTGCATTATTACACTCTCACGTTGTTCATGGTTCAGAACCAAATAAAGATACAAGTAGAATGAGAAGAAACTTTTTAGGAGGTTATTTGAAAAAAGGAGCATACTTTAGACCAGGTAACCAAATGAAGAGAGAACCAATTGATATGTATGAATTAAGAGCTAAACATTGGGGAGAATAATGAAAGTATTAATCACAGGTGGTGCTGGTTATTTGGGCTCTGTTATAACCGAAACATTATTAAATAATGGTTATCATGTAACTTGCTTAGATAAACTTCTATTTAACCAAACATCTTTATTGCAACACACATCTAATCCAAATTTTAGATTTGTATATGGTGATGTTCGTAATGAAGTTGAACTGGAAAGATTATGTAATGAATCCGATGTAATTATACCATTGGCTGCTATTGTAGGATTTCCTGCATGTGCAGCAGAACCACAACTTGCAAATGATATTAACTTTAAGCAAATATTTAATATCGTAAAGTTTACAGCAGGTAAGAATAAAAAGATTTTATATCCAAATACAAATAGTGGATATGGAATTGGTGTTGGACAAACGGAATGCACGGAAGAATCACCACTAAACCCAATATCAGTATATGGTAATACTAAATGTGCAGCTGAAAACTTTTTAAGAGATAATACGGATGCTATTGTTTTCAGATTAGCAACTGTATTTGGTGTATCACCTCGTATGAGAACGGATTTGTTGGTAAATGATTTTACTTACAAAGCAATTACTGATAAATACATTGTAGTATTTGAGAAAAACTTCAAACGTAACTTTATTCATATTAAAGATGTAGCAAGTGCATTTCTTTTTATGTTACAAAACTACGATAAATATAAAAATGAAGTATTCAATGTAGGTTTAAGTAATGCTAATCTTTCAAAGCAAGAATTGTTAGAAAAAATACAATCTCATGTAAAGGATTTTGCGGTATCATACAACGATTATTACGAAGATCCTGATAAGAGAGATTACATTGTATCAAACGCAAAAATAGAAGCAACTGGGTGGATGCCTGAGTGGGATTTGGATAGAGGTATTGCAGAACTTATTATGGCATATCAAATGATAGTTCCAAAAATGGGTTCTGAATTTAGAAATGGGTTTCCATTAGGATACGCAAATCAAACATAATATGAGCAACAAATGGGATGAGTTTATAGAAACTCCATCAAAAGTATTTGGTTACGAAGTTCCAACTTTTACTCCATCAATTTATAGAGAGTATAGAGGTGAAATTTTTACAACATTTCATTCAGACGAGCATCCTGTAATGAGACATATTCATTATGATAAATCTGAAATTAGTATTCATGGTAGATTTTCAAAATCATACAAAGGTGTATTAAGAGGATTGCATTATGATAATAAGACTTGGAAATTAGTTCAAGCAGCAGTTGGTGATATCTATTTAGTTGTATTAGATATGAGAAAAAATTCTCCAACATTCGGTGATTGGGAATCTTTTATGATAACTGAAAAAGATAGAAACCAAGTATTAGTTCCACCGGGATTTGCGAACGGACACTACGCCCTAACTGATTGTATGTTTCATTATAACTTATTTTACAAAGATGGTTATGTTGATGCAGATGAGCAAGGTGTGGTAAAGTGGAATGATGCTGAATATCAAATGGAATGGCCAACAACAAATCCAATACTACAAAAAAGAGACAGATGATACAAAATTTAGAACAATATCCAATTGTAAGAGATATTGAACAAACTAAAGAAGGGTTAATTGAATTTGAAAACCTAATAGTAAAGCATTGGGAAGATGCTAAAATAAAAGGACCTGTTCATCTTTCAAACGGAAATGAAGAACACTTAATAGAAATATTCAAAAGAATCAAAAAAACTGATTGGGTATTTTCAACTTGGCGTTCACATTATCATGCATTATTAAAAGGAATTTCTCCAAATTGGATTGAAGAAGAAATTCTTAAAGGAAAATCTATTACATTATGCAGTGAATCTGATAGATTCTACGCATCTGCTATTGTAGGTGGAACTTTACCTATTGCATTAGGAGTAGCTTATGCTATAAAGAAAGATGGTGGGGATGATAAGGTTTGGGTATTCGTTGGGGATATGAGTTTTGAAAGTGGTATATTTTATGAGGTTCATAAATATGCTAGGAACTTTGACCTACCATTATACTTTGTAGTTGAAGATAATGGTGTATCAACATATACACCTACAAAAGAAACTTGGAAGGTTAAACGAGATATACCATCAGATGTAATACATTATAAATACCAATCTAAATACCCACATTATGGCAGTGGTAAATGGATAGTATTTTAAAAATTTTATATTTATGTAAAAGTTATAGTATATAATAACTAAAAAAATTAAAAAAATGGAATGGAAAGTTTTAAGAATGGATAAAACCATCGAATCAACATTTGAATCAGAGTTAGAGCCAGAAGCGCTTGTTACCGATTTAAACTCAACTACTGTAGAGGGTGTAGAACCTATTGGATACTTTTTCTATAATGAGGGATTATTTGAAGAGTTAACAACAACTGTATCCGATACTAGCAATTTGAGAGTATTAGCAAATGATGACCACTATGCTAGATTACTAGCTGAAAGTGCTGGGGCTTAATTAGTTAATAAAAATGTTATATGAAGAAAATATTGGTTACGGGAAGTAGTGGACTGGTTGGTACACACTTAATTGAAAAATTATTAAATAGGGGTTATGAGGTAATTGGTGTTGATTTTAATCCACCGGTTAAAACCATTGATAATCAAAACTTTAAGTTTATTTCTTTTGATTTAAGAAATCAAACTGATGTAACCTTATTGTTCAATGATTTTAAATTTGATGGTGTTATAAATGCTTTTGGTATTAAGGGTTCTCCTGTAAAAGCATTAGAATCTCCTTTAGATTTCTTAGAACCTTCTATAAAGGTCAATACTAACATAATAGACAATTGTTTTAAACACAAAAGTTGGTTAGTATTTATGTCATCGGTTGGTGTATATCCAACTGCTGAAACTTTTGTTGAAGATGATATGTGGAAAGCAATGCCATCTAAAAACGATTGGTATCCATCTTGGTCAAAACGAATTCCTGAACTTTATTTAGAAGCATATAAAATCCAATACAAATGGGAAGGTTGGTCTATAGTTAGACCTGCTAATATATTTGGTGAATATGATAACTTTGGAGCTGGTTCAACTGTAATTGCTTCAACTATAAAGAAAGTATATGAAGCGGATAATGAAATTGAAGCATGGGGGGATGGAACTCCTACGAGAGATTTTATTTATGCAGGAGATGTTGCTGATGCTTGTATTAAGTGTTTGGAAGATAGGTTGCATATTACTTCAAACTTAGGTAGTGGTGAGGATATTTCTATAAAACGAATGATAGAAACTGTTTCTAAAGTTAGTGGTAAGGAAATCCAAATAAATTGGGATACTACCAAACCAAATGGTGATATGAAAAGAAAAATGGATACAACTATACAATCTGAATATGGTTTATTACCAAAATTGGGATTTGAAGAAGGAATAAAAGTTACATACGAATACTATGAAAAAAACAGATAAAATATTAGTTACTGGAGCCGGTGGATTCATTGGTTCACGTTTACTAAAAGCGTTATGGGAAAGTGGTTACACTAATTTACGTGCAACATCCCATAGTAGAAATTTAAGAAATGATTTTGAAGGATGTAGTTCAATACCATTTTATAAAGGCAATTTGCAAGATGCTAAGTTTTGTAATGAAATCTCAGAAGCAATTGATGTAGTATTCCATTGCGCAGCAAATACTACAAACGCATTAGATACCAAAGTCAATCCACTTTTACACGTTACTCCAAACATAGAGATGAACGTTAACTTAATGGAACAAAGTTGGAAAAATGGTGTGAAGAAGTTTGTATTTCCATCATCAAATACAACATATCCTGATATGGGTTCAACTCCATGTACAGAAGATATTGAAGTTCAAACTCCAAACATATATCCTGTTTATAAAGCAGTGGGTTGGATGAAAAGATATACCGAAACACTTTGTGATTTCTTTTCTAATCAGATTCATAATCCAATGCAGTGTATTATATTAAGACCTTCAAACGCATTTGGTCCAAATGATAAATACGATTTTGAAAAGTGTCACGTTACACCCGCTTCTATTAGAAAGGTAGCTGATGAATTGAATCCTATACCTGTTTGGGGAGATGGTAGTGAAGTAAGAGATATTATTCACGTTGATGATATGGTTAGTGGTTTTATCACAATAGCAGAGCAAGTAGATACCTATGATATTTATAATGTTTGCTATGGTGAGGGATACACTGTTAATGAGGTTTTAAACACTATTAAAGAGCTCGAAGGAAACGATAACCCAATTGAGTATGTAAATAACAAAGCTCCAATGATACCGGTTAGATTGCTTTCTAATGAGAAGCTTCGTAAGTTGGGATGGAAACCTAAATATGATTTAAAAAGTGGATTGGAAGATGCCTTAAAATGGTATAAAGAACACAAAAAAGAATTTAACCCAGATTCAAAACCTTAATCAAATGATAAGTTACACTAATTACAAAGATCAGTTATCGGAAGCAATGAAAATGTGTAATGATGTAGAAAATTCTATATTCATTGGACAACAAATATTGTGGAAAGGTAATCCAATGTCAACTACATTAGATTATGTTGATAAAGAAAAAATGATTGAAGTGCCTGTTATGGAAGAAACTCAAATGGGTATGAGTTTAGGATTAGCTATGGCGGGTAAATTTGTAGTTACATTTTATCCGAGATGGGATTTTATTATATGTGCAACAAATCAGTTAGTAAACCACATAGACAAATATCCATTAATGACTGGAGTTACTCCACATATCATAATTAGAATCGGTAAGGGTTCGGATAAACCACTTGACCCCGGTCATCAACATAAAGGAAATTATATAGAGGAGTTTAAAAGTATGTTAAAGACCGTTGAAGTATTAGATTGCCAGACAGTAGTAGATATACAATTAAATTATGAATATGCTATTAAAAATAAAGGTATTTATTTAATCAATGAATACCCTGAAAAATATTATAATTAAAATGTTATATGAACAAACGAATACTGGATTATGGATATGTATCCATTAGAATATTACAACCATTCTATTCGTTGCCAGATACCCGAGATAATGCAAATGGGGTATATGATATAATAGTATGCGAACGAGATACATTTCAAGATGATTTGGAAGGTATATTATCATTTTCGCATAACGATACAAAAATTCTTATTGATATAATTTCAGAATCGGGAAATTTAGATAATTTTATTGATATATTTTTAGATTTAACTAACAAATATAATGATGTTAACTTTTACTTATTAGTTGATAGTGAATTTAATATAAAAGTTGGTGATAATGTAAAAATACTACAATCATACAAATTATCCTTTTTGCCATTTTTTGAAAACTACTGCGTAGATAAGCACGATTCGCAATTCATATTAGATGATACAAACATATATGATAAAAAGAATGGATTTTTATCACTAAATGGTTCTATGCGAACTCAAAGGATATTATTATTAAAGGAGTTAATTAAAAGTGGATATATAACTTCAAATGGAGTTGTTACAAATGTGGATAATAATATTTCTTTTTTATTTTATGGTAACAACAAATTTGACAAAGATAGCTATACTTTATTTATAGATAATATGTTAGCAAATGGTGAAATAGATAATGATGATTTTTGTTTGTTAGAAGATATTTCAGATAACTTACCAATTATAGCTAGAGGTGAAAGTGGTGAAAGACCAGATTTATTATTAAGAGAATACTATAGTAATATACTAAACTTAGTTACAGATAATGCTGTTGGATTTGATGATTCTGATAACTTTAAATATGGGACAATAACACTTACCGAAAAAGCATGGAAACCTTTTAAAACACATCAACTTCCATTATATATAGGATTGCCTGGCTATGTTGATGTTATTAGAAATTTAGGATTTGATGTTTATGATGATTTTATAGATCATAGTTATGATAAAGAAATGAATCATATCGAACGAATTAAAATGGTAGTTGATGAATTAAATAGAATAACTAAATTAGATATGCTAAAGTTTTATAATACGAACCGCAAGAGATTTGTTAAAAACTGCGCTCATATTTATAAATTAAAGGCGGAAGCTTATTTAGAACTTAATAATTTTATAATAGAAAACGATTTAATATAATGAGGTCATCGTATTTCATAAGTCCAAAACATTATAGTAAGGTATGTGATATTGCAGCAGAAGCTGTGGTTCAATTATATACAAACACAAATGAATTGTATTATTCAGATGTATTTTCACATATTATAAATAATAAATTGCATGTAATGGGATGGGTTAGTTCAAATGCTCATTTTTCATTGGATGAAATAAAAAATTTTATATTAGAATGTATTGAAATTGATATTGAAGTTATTTTATCATTAGAACAAGTTCCTATTATCTCAAATATGATTGATATTGATAGCGGAACTTTTTTAGGGTATTCTACTAATGAAAACCCACAAGGAATTCCGTTTGAACATTTGGAAGTTAAAAATCTAACAAAGTTCATATATGATAGCATCGATGAGGCTGTGAAAGTTGGTATTACCATAAATGGTAAACAAATAGATGTTATGATAGAAACCAATTACGATGATAAAAGTATAATAGATTTAGTGAATTTATATTTGTCTAATAAAGGTTACTTACGCACAAGTGTTAATGTAAGTAAAATCAATAATATAATCTATAAATCAGGAGAAAATTTTATTTTAAACGCATACGGTCCTAGAGCACCATATGGTAATACTAAATTTGTAGGTTTGGATGTATATAGGAATTCTAAATACTCTCATTTAGTTTCAAAAGAAGTAGCTGGTAAAATTTTAATTAAGCAAAACCTAAACTATTCATTAGTTGAATTGACCTATTCATTTAATAACGAAACTCCAATACAATATGGTATAAAGGGTAATAATACTGGTATTCATATAGAAAATGGGACATTTTTTGAATATGGTGAAAATTTTAATGAACTGATTACTATAAAAAATAATATTATAGAAAAAATAAAATCAAACCCAAAATCATTAGTTGAACTTTCAAAATGGGGTTATTTTAATTTAAATACAAAATATGAAAAACTATAAATACTTGGTGGTAAATGGATGTTCTCAAACATCCGGCCAAATGTGCCCTGTTAGTGAAACTTGGGCAGTAAAATTAGCAAAACGATTGGGTCTTGAATTAATAAACTTAGCATCTGCTGGAACGGGTTGGTATAAGGTTGAAACATCAACGATGTCTTTTATAAACAACAACAAAGATATATTAGATGAGTGTTTCTTTATCTTACAAAAATCAGAATTGGCTAGAAGAGTTAATTATGAGGAGTTGGCTACAAATAAAACTGATATTTGGGAAAAATGGAACATAAAATATATGTCTCATACCGATTTACAATTTCAAGGATACATTGATTTTGAAAAATATGGATTTAGTAAACCAATGTATCATAGATTGGATGATATAAATCAGGAATTTCAACTTTATGATGAATTGGGTGATTTTTTAGAAACAAGTAAATTGGGATTCTTTCCTGAACATAAACATTATCCAAATTCTAGACATTTTTGGAAATTAGGTGAAAATAACGATATAGACCCACCCTATATACAAGAACAATTTGAAGAATTGATGCTACATTGGGGGTTACGAATTTCTTCGTTCCACCTATTACTTAAAAATATGGGAATTGACCATATTATTGTTGATGGATACTCTCCATTTATGTCTTATAAGTTGAATTTTAGGAATTATTATGATACTGATGAGGAATTTGATTGGGTTAAACGATTTTGGTCAACCGAAACCGATGATCCTACCGATGAAATGGTATATGATTTTAAAAACATCAAATGTGCGTGGATTTTTGATATGATTCCATTGGAATATAAGATAGATGATGTAGTTTTGTGGTCTTTGTATCAATTTAAGGTGCATGGGACGGATTGGAACGCAGATGGGGGGCATGCGGGCCCAAAAGGCATGGATATTATAGAAGAGGTTATTTATAAAAATTTAGTAGAAAAAAATTGGTTTTAACAGAAAAAAATCGTATCTTTATGGTTAATTGCATTAAAAAATTGTGGAAGAAGTTCCAAGACAATCGTAAACGTAAAAAGTTAGAAAAACTTTACAAAGAAAGACTTGCGGAGCTCAAAAAAAGAGACCCGTTTGTTTATAAACATTAATTGTATGAAAGAAAGAAAGTATTTACCTACATTAGCCGAATTAATTGATAGATTATCAATATCTCAGTTAAAAGAGGTGTTTATTTCACAACATAAAGAAGAATATGCTCAAGAAATAAAAGATATTGTACATGATATCCAATTATTCTTAGATGAAAGTAAAGAACCAATTACAGCGGATACAATTAGAGCAATTGTAGTTCTTTCTCAGATGAATCTACATATTTGGTCAAATGAATCAAATGTTAGAAACGGAAAAGAAGGACCTAATGCATTGGCATTAACGCATGGGTTAAATGGTATTCGTAATACTGCTAAAAATAAAATACAAGAAGTGGTTGGTGGTAGAAAAGATTACAAAATAGATTGTTTGGCATCTGAATTCAAAGATTGGGAAATTAGTTGGTAATATGAAAAAATATATCATACTTGGTGGATGTAGTTACACATATAGAGCTCAATCGTATTTAGAAGGTTTATTAAATAAATTATCAGGTAAAAAAAATACTCCATTAGATAGATGTGATATTAAAATAATACATATTGGTGGTTCTTCCGCTAGTAATGAATTTATAACACAAACAATTACTACTACAATACAATCTTTATTAGATAACAAAGTTAATCCTAAAGATATATTGGTTATTAACAACTTTACCCAAATAGGTAGGCAGTTTGCAAAATTACCATATGAGTATCATTCTTTAGCTGACGAAATTTTAATGAAAGATGTTGGACAACGTAGATATATTCATGAGCCAGATATAACAGATTATTATCATTTTTCACCATCATTAATTAGGTTTAAAAATGAAATTTACTCTTTTTTTATATCTAATCATAATTTAAATGGATTTGTTAAGGATTGGTATAATTATGAAAATGATATTAAACACATTAAAAAAAATATAATTGAACATTTCGAATCATATCTTTCTAGTATTGTTATACTACAATCATTTGTAAAAAAACACAATATAGAAACAATATCTTTTTTGATGAATAATGTTTTTGATGGATGGGGTGATAATTTTGAGCATGTATATAATAAACATACTGAATTTAATTTACCAAGCACAAAAGGAACAAAACATATTTCTGAAATTAATGATTATACAAAGATATTGTGGGATTGTATAGACTTAGATATGTTTGTATTTCATTCTACGGAAGAAAATAAATATGGTGGTATTGATGAATATATGCTTGATAAATACTCTGATAAAGAATATGTTCAAAGTCCGGAAAGGGAAGATTTAATATTTGGAAATCACCCAACGGAAATAATATATGAGAAATTTACACATGATTATATGGTTGATAAATTAAAAAATTGGATTAATGAAATACATAGTTAATACAGGGTGTAGTTATGGTGTGATGTTTCGTTCAATGAAAGAGTTTACTGATGGAAACGATAATAATTTTCAAATTATAGATTTACATTGTGATTCACATGGGGCAGAATATCAAAAAAGAAGTGTAATATATACTATTTCTAAATTGTTAAAAAAAGGTATATCTACATCTGATATATTTGTAATAACCGAATGGTCACAACCAAACCGATTATTTATAGAATTACCAAAGGATAACTCATCTCACATATTGGGTAATATAAAAAATTCAGAAGGAACATTTATATTAGATAATAAATTTAATAGATTAAATGATTCGTATGAGTATATTGCAAAATACAAATCATTAAATTGTGTATTTGGTGATAGAGTTTATTTAAATCCTGATGTTGATAGTTTTGATGAATTAGAAGATTCTGATTTGATAACTTATTTAGAATTATTTAAAGAAAGAGTTCATATATCTCATAAACCAATAGATAGATTAGAACAATATCTGACTAGTATATTGGATTTGCAAAATTATTTAAAATCAAATGGTATAGAATATAAGTTCTTTTTAATGAATAATACATTTGAAGGATACTATAAAAATTACTCACATATATACGGAGATGATTCTATATTTGGATATTTAAACAAAGAACAAATAAACATACCACAATTAAAAGGTATGCTACATATAAACAAATTTTCAGACTATCTAAAATCAATTTGGGAGTTAATAGATTTGAATGGATTTGTATTTTATAAAACTGATAATTTTAATTATGGTGGAATAGATGAATATGCTATGGAAAAATTTGGACATATTGCATATACATCAGGTGCAAATGAATGGGATATACCATCGGAAGGATATGTAACATCATTTGGTGCACATCCTCATGATTCCGTATATATTGATTTTTTTAAAGATTATATATACGAATCCATTATTCCTTTTATAGGTGAACTCACATTTGATTTTACTAATAGATGGGATAGAACAAAACATAATGCTATAAGACAATGATACAAAAAAAAGAAGAGTGGCAACGTAATAAAGCAGAAGGATTTGCTAGAGCTACTATAGATAATTTCTTAGATGAGGATACTTGTATGAAATTGTATGAGGAATGTGTAAGTGCACCCAAAGGTGGCTGGACAGTATTCACAAGAGCAGGTTCTCGTATGGAAGAGTTTAATGATTTAATTTCATTACCAACTGCACATAAAGTTACATACGATATAATGCACTCAGGCGAATTCCTATATGAGTTGGAACAAATGACAGGTATTACGGGATTGTTGCCAGATCCACATTTAGTTGGGGCTGGGTATTCTATATTAAGAAATGGAACTGTATTATCACCACATTATGATTTTAATTGGAATGATAGATTACGATTGCATAGAAAGTTAACATCATTACTTTATATCACTCCAAATTGGAAAGAAGAGTGGGGTGGGCATAATGTAACTTGGACAGATAATCCAGAATTAGACCCATCTGCCAAAATCGTAGAATCGGTGGCACCATTGTTTAATAGATTTGTTATATCAGAAAATGTTCCAAAAGGACCTGTTCATAGTGTTAGTAAAATAGATTGCCCGAACGATGTATATGGTAGATGTGCGATACGTTTCTTTTATTACATATCGACATCAGAACCGGATAAAGAAAATCCACCTCATAGAAGCACTTACAAAACAAACGAATACTCTCATTACAAATTACATGAAGAAGAAAATTGGAATGGTCATTTTGTGGGCAATGGTGGAGAAGATTATGGTTATAAACCAAAAAATAAATGATACATATATTAGAATATAAAACCTGTTACTTTGATAGAAATCCAAACATATTATTACAATATGTTAATATGGAAATTATATTTGAACGTTTGCTATCAAAAACTAAAGTAATTGGTGAACTAATATCAACTAAAAATTATATTCATGTTGAAATAGAAAGAAATGGTAAATTATTTAACAAAAACACAATATCGGATTACATAGAACAAAATCCAAACATATCAATACTGTTTTTTAATATAGATATTTTTGAAGATTGCACTTTATTTGAAAATAAATATGTGGATTATCTTTCTAAAAAATATCCTAATATAAAATTTATAGTATTAACGGATGAAACTTTTATGCAATACACACATAATTGTTTTAAAAATGAAAATGTATTTTATATAATAAATAGCTTGCAAAGTCCATATGATTTAATTCCAACTATTTCATGTATGGAAAGAGTTGCAAATTATTATATAATAAACACATATTTGCAAGAAAATTATAATAAATTTTTAAGTTCATTGTTTCATCAAACCCATTCTTTGGTAAGAACAAAAAAGTATAATTTTTTTAATGGAATACATAAACCGCATCGCTTAAAATGCTATGAAATAATTAAAAATAATAATTTGTTAGATGATGGATATTTTTCGTATGTAGATTTTGCATATTTTAAAAACGATGAAGAACAATATCAACAATTTATGCAATTTTTAGGGTTTGAATCAACCCAATCTTATTTAGATTATTTAAATGGATTTGAAATACCGTATTTGTGTGATACAATTGATGTAGATCCAAATGTGTTTGTTGCATTTGCAATACCACCTCAATATTCTTTACAAAGTTATGTATCTATAACTACAGAAACATATTTCTTTGAAGGGCAAACTGCAAAAAATGTAAATTTTTCGGAAAAATCATTAAAAGGGTTTTATGGATTTAATATACCATTGATACTAGGACAACCAACCTCAATTCGTTATCTAAAAGATTTGGGATTTGATATGTTTGAGGATTTGTTTGATTTAACTCCAAAATATACAAAAAAAGAAATATTTGAACAATTTGATAATAATGTTAAGGTTATCAAAAATATGACTAAAGATGATTTGCATAATTATTATGTAAAAAATACTGATAGAATTTCCAATAATTTTGAAATTTTGACAAGTAGAATGTTAGAATATGATTTATATAATCTAAATAATTTTTTATGAAAAATATAAATAATTTAATAGTATGTGGGGATTCATTCACAGAAGGACATGAGATGGGAGAAACTGCATCTTGGGCACATTGGACTGCTGATGGCTTAAATTTAAAATTAATAAATTTAGCATCGGGTGGAATGAGTAACGAATGGATTTCATTACAAACCATATCATTTTTACAAAAAAATCCCCATCTATGGAATAATTCCGTTGTAATAATAGCATGGACTGAAATGATGAGGCAAATGATTCATTTTGATGATATGGGTGGTAAAATTGGAAAATGGATTTGGAGTGCACAACCAAATGATTTTATATCAGATGATTGTGGTGAAGATACGCCCGGTTATTGGATATATAATCATAAAGATGCATTATATCCATTTTTTTCTGATTTAAATTGGGCATTGATGAAAACATATCAATCAATGTTAATGGTTAAAACATTTTGTGATGCTAAAGGTATTCCATATATATTTTTTGATGCTGTAAATGATAATAAACTTTATTTTGAAAATGAAAAGGTTTATATTAGAGATTATAAATTTGAAAAAGAAGAATTTAATTTAGATAGTTCATTGGATTTTGTAAAAAACATAGTTGATATTGATATGGTAAATTTACTATTTGATGAAAGATATGTAGATGTTGATGGGACACCTATTTTACAATTTATACACAAATGGGGAGATGAAAGATATTGTGAGGGTAATTCAGGCCATACTAATGTAATAGGTGCAAAAGAAGTTTCAAAATATATAGTTAAACATTATGAGAGAATATACAATAAATGATAGTTGGGATTGGGTTACTCATTTTGAAAATGAAATAGCATCGTATTGCTGTTCAAAACATGCTATTGCATGTGATTCAAACTCAAATGCAATCCGTTTGGTTTTGCATTATTTGGATATACAAAAAGAACAAATTACTATACCTGCTAAAACCTATGTATCAGTTCCAAATCAAATTATATTAAGTAATAATATACCTGTATTTGAAGATTATGATTGGGATGGTATGTATAAATTAGGAAATGTTCCAATTGTAGATGCGGCAACCGCATTTTATGAAGATATGTATGATGGTGAAAACTATATGATATTATCATTTCATTTTAAAAAAATTTTAAACATTGGGACTGGTGGTATGATACTAACCAATGATGATGAATTCAATGAATGGGCAAGACCTATGATATACGATGGTAGAGATAAAACCAAATTATATTCAGATGATGATTTCCAATGTGTGGGTTGGCATATGTATATGAGTCCAGAGCAAGCTAAAAGAGGATTGGAAATATTTCATTCTGATAAAATAAAATCATTCAATCCACATTGTGGTGGTAGTTGGATGTATAAAGATTTAAGAGAGCAAAAAATATATAAAGATTACATTTAGGTTTTGATTAATAAGTTACAAATATCGTTCGTTCAACCAAATTTCAGACAAGGGCCTGGTGGAATAGCTGCATATTTACCATATAGTTGTGGTTTATTGTGGGCACATGCTCAAACTAATGATTTGGTTAGAGATGGTATTAGACTTCATAGAATAATCTATAATAGAGAACCAATAAATGAATTGGCCACCGAATTATCTAAAATGGATATAGTTGCATTTTCAACTTATGTATGGAATCGTAATTATAACTTTACATTGGCTAAAAAGATAAAAGAAATCAATCCAAACGTATTGGTAATATTTGGAGGACCAGAACCACCAATTACGGATTCCGAAATCTTTACTAAATGGATGCCATTTGCGGATTTGATTGTTAAAAGTGAAGGTGAGTTTATATTCACAAACGTTTTAGAAAGTAGAGTAATAGGTAGATGGTATGATTTAATACCCGGCTTACTTATTAACGTAAATGGTGAGGTTTTAAATACCGGAAACGCCCTTCGTATTGAAACATTGGATGATGTTCCATCTCCATATCTAACGGGTGTATTTGATGATATAATGCCATTGGAAAACGAATGGAATGGAACATTGGAAACCAATAGAGGGTGTCCATATAAGTGCACCTTTTGTGATTGGGGTTCTTTAACTTATAGTAAGGTAAAACAATTTGGTTTGACTAGAGTATTTCACGAATTAGAGTGGATGGCTGATAATAAGATAGGTTATTTGGATGTAGCTGATGCAAACTTTGGTATATTCGTTGAAAGGGATAATATGATTGTGGATAAACTAATAGAAGTTCAGAAAAGGACGGGTTATCCATATAGAACGGGATGGAGTTGGGCTAAAAATCAAAAATCCGAAGTAGTTGCAATAGCTAAAAAGTTAATTAATAGTGGACACTTCAATAATGGATTAACAATCAGTTTACAATCATTAGATGATAACACTTTAAAGACTATTAAAAGGAATAATTTAGGTATTAATAAGATATCAGATATATTTGAAGAGTGTAGGATGATGGGAGTTCCTCTAAACACCGAATTAATCATTGGATTGCCAGGCGAAACATTAGAAAGTTGGACAGATACGATGTTTGGTGTGTTAGAAGTAGGACAGCATGATAGTATCGAAGCATGGCAGGCTCAAATATTGGAAAATGCGGAAATGAATCTATCACAAAGAGAATCTCACACAATTAGAGGACAATATGTGTATGATTATTTCCCCAATGCTTCGGATGATGAAGCACCTGAACATAGTGAGATAGTTGTATCAACATCTACTATGGATATTGATGAAATGATAGAGGCTTATAAGTTATCTTGGTTTTTAATAACGTGGCATACGGGTGGATTTTCTCAAATAGCTGCCAGATTCATTAGAAAGTATAAAGGTGATACATATAAGGAATTTTATACTAAATTTAGAGAGTTTTTGAAATCGGATTCATTTTGGAAAGAGGAAGAGAATACTCTTAGTGAGATTATGATGAATTGGTTTGATAAAGGTGAGAGAATTGATACTATAGTAGGGCCGGTTCGTATAAACGCATCTACAAATCAATATAGAACCCTATTTAGAGTTCATTCCGATGAGAAGTATGAACATATGTATGATTTATTGGGTAGATTTATTGATACATACGAATTACCATCAGATATTACACAGGATTTACTAATGTTAAACAAATGTGTGGTAGCTGAGCAAAGAAATTTAATAGATTATTCATTTAATATGAATTATAATTTATTGGAATATATTATAGATATGGATTCCCAATTGAAAGAAGAAGAAACTACTATAAAAATAACATATCCGCATGACCCAATTAGAAGTAAGGATTTGGCATGGTTTATGGAGAGCTTATTCTTTGCAAGAAGAAGAAGTTTTGGTAAAAACTTTTTAGAAACGATAAAATAGGATTATGAAACATATATTATGCACGGGTTGCTCATTTACAAAGAATGTTAGGTTTAATCCCGATGCACCATTCAATCAAGGACCAGAGGATAGATATTCTTGGCCATATTACTTACAAAAAGAGTTGGGTGATGATGTATTGGTGTATAATTTGGGTGGAGCTACAAACGATAACGTTTCGATGTGTAGAATTATCTTTTATTGGATAAAAAAATTGATTAAGGAAGGAGTTGATGTAAAAGATATACATACAATCATCCAATGGTCAGACCCAACTAGACAATCTATATACATTACTAATAATAATCCTATAGAAATTATTGAAAAAGCTCATACACTTATGTATTGGGAAAATTGGAGAGAGGAAAATGCGTTATTCTTTTTAACGGGTGGATATGCACCGCCGGATGATGCTTTAGCTGGGTTGGGTATTGATAACGCAGTAAAGTATTGGGAGTTGGAAGTAAATTGGGATAACATTCTTAATCAAACAATCAGTTGGTTAGAGGCCTGGTCTCATTTGGTATTATTTTGTGACAAAAACGGAATTCAACATAATTATATGAGTATGAGGAATCCATATTCATACGAAGCCAGAGAAGTTTTATTTGGAGCACCTGAAAACAATTCGGATATACCAACAAAAACAATATGGTTTGATAAGCATGAGATTCTTAAACCATATATTAACGAATTACCAATTGATAGCAAACTACATTGGCATTATAAAAACTATAATGGTTTATTAGAATGGACAATTGATAATTGTGAAGATATTTTACCATTTCAGGAATCAAACGGATTATCATATAGTGAATATCTAAAAATACAACCAAATGGTTGGGGGCACCCATCACCTCAAATGATGGAAAAATTTATTAAAACGGAATTACTAAAGAATTTAAATATTAACTAAAGTTATGAAAATACATTGTTTTGGAGATAGTTGGACAGATGGTATAGGGGTTGAGTGGGCGCCTGGTATGGGTGCCATACCTTCGGCTGATAAGTATGATAAAGATTGGGATACTGAAAAAAACAAATATTCTTGGCCAGGTCAACTTCAATCTTTGGTTGGAAATAATTTTATTGTAAAAAATAAAGGAATTTGTGGTTACTCTAATGATGAAATTTATAAAGAAATTATACAATCTATATGGAATGGTGAAATCCAATCAGGTGATTTAGTTATAACATCATTATCATCAATTATAAGACAACCATTGCATTTTTTATATACACAACATGGTGTTGATGGATTCACCAGCTATTCAAATGCAGTTTTTATGCATTATAAGAAGGGCTTTATGAATGATAAATTAAATTGGATTGAAAGTATAGAAAACGAAAACATAAAAGATATAACACACGATGTATATATGGATTATATTGTAAATCGATTTGATTATGATTTACTATATGAAATGAATATGAATTATATTTGTAATTTACAAATTTATTTTGAAAAATTGGGAGTATCTTATTTATTCACTAATGCATTCGAACAAAATTTATCAAAAACTATTTCCTTTCATAATCAAATAAAATTGGAACATTGGATAATGCCAGATTATAGTTTTCAGGAGTATTTGTTGGATGAATCAAAAAAAATAGATACTAAAAAACTTGGTTATTCTGTTTGGGAAGATGATATAATTAATGTAGAAAAAAATCAAGATGGTCCGCATCCAAATAGAATAGGATATAAAATTATAGCTGAATTGGTATATTCGGAAATAGTAAAAAGAAAAATATTAAAAGATGCAAGTATTATATAGTCACGGTGATTCTGTAGTGTGGGGAGCTGAATTAGAAAATAAAAAAATAGAAAGATTTTCACATCATATTTCTAAGAAATTGGGTTTGATGGATTGTAACAACGCATCTGCAGGAGTATCGAATGATTACATTTACAGACATACCATACGAGATGTTTCCCATTGGTTAAAAAATGGAGTTGTATGGAGTGAAGATGTGGGATGGGTATCTGCATCTAATCTTATAGTAGTGATAGGTTGGACTGCTCCTACTCGATTTGAATGGTGGGATGGCAATAAATACCAACAAGAAAGATTGTGGGTTGGATATGATAAATGGGGTGAGCCTGATAAAGATAGGACAACTGAAGATCAATTTGTTTTAAACCAAACTTCGGATATACCATCATATATCAGAACATTTAATCATATTATTTCTTTATCTGCGTTTTTAGAAAAACACAATATATCATATTATTTCTTCAATAGTTTTTACGAATACAAACTCCCAAAAGAACCAACTGATTTAATAGATAATTATGGTAAACCGCATTTTCAGTTAGATTTACATTCGTTATGGTCACAATTACCAGATGAATTTACATTTGGTAATATGTATGATTATATAAAATTTATGGGAGAGGGGGTTTTACCACGCAATCATCCAACAAAAGAAGCTCATAAGGAATGGGCACAATTTTTAATAAAAGAAATAAATGAACAATATTAATCAAAATACTAGAATTACATTATTACGGGATGTGGGCTTATCAATTATTTTTACATAATGAGGGATTAAGAGATGTTCCTGAAAATGAGATTTACAAAAATGAAAAAAATACTGTTGATATTAATCAATTAAATTTTACAATACCTAAATATGATGATGAATTATCATTTGATGTGAATTCATTTACAAATGATTGGAATTTATTGCTAGAAAATAAATCTAATACTGATTTTATTTTTTTAATGAGAGATCCAATAAATAAATTCACAACAGGTGTAATGCAGGATGTGATTTTTAATAATTTTAGTATGAGTTCACCTCATATTATAGAAATATTAGAAAAATACCCAAATAAAGAAGAACTTAATCAATTTTATGAATTTAATAAAGTTAACATCTTAAATGGTAATGAAGAATGGTGGAATATTTTAGATTTAAACTGGGATATTTTTACATATAATGTGATGTTTTTTATTGTAGAAAATATGATAGATGAATGGTTTTCAAATGTAGAAAATATTATAGAGTATAGAAAGGGACATAAAAATATGAATTTATTTTTTTACAATAAATTACTTTTTAATTCAAATATTGATAAAACTAAAATAAAAATTTTGGATATAGATAAAGAAAATATATACGATTATTTAGTAAATAAATACGATTTAACATTAACTAACTCAGAATCAAAATATAAATTTAATCAAACTGCGTCTGTATTTAAGAAAATTATTAAAAAATCAATGTTAAAGTATGATGAACTTATGAGTTCAATTTTCTATGTAGATTTATTATTATATTGTGATATATACAATTATTTATATTCAGAGCAAATAACTCCTGAAAAAATTTGGTTTGATAGTTTATTAAAATACAAATATGAATAAAGATATATACATAATAGGAGTTTCAGCATTTTACCACGATTCATCAGCATGTCTATTTAAAAATGGTAAATTGATGTTTGCTTGTGAAGAAGAAAGATTTAGTGGAATAAAGCATGATAGTTCATTCCCAAACAATACTATAGAGTATATTTTAACGAAATATAAACTTAGTAAAGAAAATATACATGCGGTTTGTTATTATGAAGAACCTAAATTAAAATTTAAAAGAGTTTGGGATAATTTTAAAACAAACTTTTTTAAAGCACCAATTCATGTATCCAAATCTTTGGTTGAAATAACATCAAACAAAGTAAAAATACACAAATTACTCAAAACAATATCCGATAATGTGTTTTATTCAGAACATCATAAATCACATTTATACTATTCTGTAGCCACGTCTGATTTTTTAGAGTCGGATGTAATTTCAATTGATGGTGTTGGTGAGATTGATACTATATCTTATGGATTACATAAAGAAAAGGGAATAAAATACAAAAGTTTAGCACAATACCCACATTCTTTGGGATTATTCTATTCAGCTATGACATCTTATTTAGGATTCAAACCAAATGAGGGAGAATATAAAGTAATGGGGTTGGCATCATATGGTTCTAAAAGTAAATACACCAAATTAGTAGGATCTTTAGTTAGATTTGGGGCTGGTAGGTTAAATTGTGATATGGATAAGTTTTGTTGGGATAGAGATGATAAATTAATGTTTAATCATAAGTTAATTGAACATTTGGGTATCCTACCTAGAGATTCGCATGAACCAATTACCGCAGAACACGAAGATTTGGCATACGCAGTTCAGCAAGTGTATGAGGATGTTTTCTTTGCTATCCTAAATCATATAAGTTCTCAAAGTAAAAACACAAATTTGTGTTTAAGTGGTGGATGTGCATATAATGGAACGGCAAATGGTAAGATAACTAAAAACACAAATTACAAAAAACTATGGATACCATCTGCACCATCTGATGCAGGTTCTTCTATTGGAGCATGTATCAATTATCTTATCCAAACTGATGATACTTTTAAAGGAAAGGTTACTAGAAATCCATTTTTGGGACCTGAATATGGATATGGTAAGGTTGTGGAAACAATAAATCCATCTAAAATTGTAAGATATAGTAGTGAAGAGGACTTATTGAGTAAAGTAGCTGAAGAACTACATAATGAAAAGGTAGTTGGTTGGTTTTATGGAAGTATTGAGTTTGGTGCTAGGGCTTTGGGTAATCGTTCAATCCTTGCATCACCTCTAAAAGCGGAAATGAAAGATAAAATCAATAGAGTGATTAAAAAGAGGGAAGGATTTAGACCATTTGCACCTATGGTATTGCAAGATGTGCAAGATAAATACTTCGAAACCAATGGAGATGTCCCATATATGAATCAAGTGGTTAATGTTAGAACGGAATATCAGAAAACATTAGGAGCTGTAACTCATGTGGATGGAACGGCAAGAATTCAAACCATATTTACTACATCAAACAATAGAATATACAGATTACTACGAAAATATGAAAAGTTAAGTGGATATCCAATACTTTTGAATACATCATTTAATGTAAAGGATAAAACTATGGTTTTAACGCCAGAGGATGCTCTGGAAACCTTCTACGATACGGAAATGGATGTGTTGGTTTTGGGTAATTATATTGTTTACAAATAATTTGATATTTATATATACAAATAGAATAATATGGCTCAAATAAATTGGACAATCAGACAATTAGAAAGACACATTGTAAATGGTATCGTTACAAGAGTGTATTGGAAGTGTGAAGTTATAGATGGTATTTTTACAGCAGCTGCACAAGATGTTGTAACTGTTTGTGATGATTTAAGTACGGTTGATACTAATGCAGCTGAGTTTACACAATTTGAAAACCTAACTGAAGCTCAATTAGTTGATTGGGTTAAGAATCAACTTGGTAGTGAAGAGGTAACAAATATAGTTAATGGATTAACCTATAATATAGATATTCAAAAGGATTACGCTACTAACTTTGTATATGGATTACCTTGGGAAGAGACTGTGACTGAAGAAGAAACAACCGAATCTTAAGAATAGGATACACTAAATAATACTAATAGATTCCCAATACGATATTTTGAAAAAAAATTGTGTTTTGGGGATTTCCCTTATATTTATATGTGTATTTTGTTTGGAAGTACACGGAATTAAAATATAATAACAAATATATAAATAACAATGGCAGAAAGAATCGTATCACCTGGTGTTTTTACAAGAGAAAATGACCTATCCTTCTTAGCGCAAGGAGTTGGTGAAATTGGAGCAGCATTTATTGGACCTTTTAAGCAAGGACCGGCATTTATTCCAACAATCGTAAGAACTCAATCAGAATTCGAAGATATCTTCGGAACACCCGATGGAACATATTACACAGAATATGCAGTTCAAAACTATTTAAGAGAAGCGGGAACGGCCACCATCGTAAGAGTTGGTGGTATTGGTGGTTATAGACAACCACAACCTTTTGCTTTGAGAATTACTGGTTCGGCAACTAACACAGGAATTGATGGTAGAATATTTGCAGTATTATTCGCTACGGGTTCTAACAATCAAACTACAGGATTCACAGGATCTATTTCAGCAAGCCAACTATCTGATAGTTCATCTTTTGAAATAAACAACGCGGGTATAATGGGAAGCTCTTATACATTAAATTTATTACCAACATCAACAAATGATGTTAGTGATGTATTTGGTGAATCTCCATTTGGAACTAAAGCAGCATATACTTACACATATTTTGAAAACTACGCAGCAACATTAAGTGGAGCTGATTATGGTATCCAAAGAGTTACCATCCCAACACAAGATTTCAGATACGATATTACACACGCTTCAACACCTTGGATTCAATCTCAAACAGGAAGTGCACAAGACCCGGCAAGCGATTTATTCCGTTTCCACACAATTGGTGATGGAACAATCTATAACACAAAATACAAAATCGGTATTTCTGGTGTTAAAGCAGCTGGTGAAGATGGTTCAACTGATTATTCTGTATTCACTGTAACTGTAAGAGCATTTAGTGATAGTGATAGAAGAAAGGTAGTTTTAGAAACATTTAACAATGTAAACTTAGACCCTGCTTCTCCAAACTTTATAGCTAGAGTAATTGGTGATAGAAATGTAACTATTGATTCTGATGGTAAAATTACTGAAAATGGTGATTATTCAAATAAATCAAAATATATTAGAGTTGAAGTAAAAGAGCAAGGCACGTATCCAATATCAGCAATGCCATTTGGACACTCAGCATATTATTCTCCAATTGATGATGGACAAAATGGTGCATTATTACCAGGTGTTCAATATTCAACCGGTTCTAAAGATAACACAACATCTTCAACTATTAAATTTAGTGGTTTAGATTTAGAATCTACATCATACAAAATTGATAACGCTCAATTCTTAAAACCAATACCTACTGGAGTAACCGGAAGAACTTCAAACGCATTTTCATTTAACAATTCACCATTCAGCTATGTTCCAACAGGTTCAGCAGCGGTGGATATGGCTAAGAGACAAATGATTTTATATTTCCAAGAAGGTTTTGATGGATTAAATCCAATTATTAAGCCAGCATTAGGAACAGGTATTTCAGCGGCTAACGCACAAGGACTTGATTGTTCAACTTCAATAGCAAGTGGTTCGGTGGGATACGCTAAAGCAATCGCAGCGGTATCTAACCCTGATGAATATGATATTAACATGGTAGTAACTCCAGGTATCGTTAGAAGATTACACTCTAATGTAACTGATAGAGTTATTGATATGGTAGAAGCTAGACAAGATGCATTCTACATCGCTGATTTCAACGGAGCAGGTGATACAATCACACAAGCAACTGATGAAGCATCTTTAGTAGATTCAAACTATGTTGGAACTTACTATCCTTGGGTTAAGACTATAGATGGTAATACAAACAAATTAACTTCAGTTCCGCCATCAACTTTATTACCAGCAGTATTTGCAGCTAACGATAGATTGGCAGCAGAGTGGTTCGCACCAGCAGGTTTAAATAGAGGTGGTATTACGGGAGCAGTTTCAGTATTGAATAGATTAACACACTCTGAAAGAGATACTTTATACGAAGCAAAAGTAAACCCAATCGCTGTATTCCCTGGACAAGGTATTGTAGCATACGGACAAAAAACATTGCAAGATAGAGCATCGGCATTGGATAGAATCAACGTAAGAAGATTACTTATCACTGTTAAGAAGTTCGTAGCATCTACATCTCGTTTCTTAGTATTCGAACAAAATACTTCAGAGACTAGAACTAGATTCTTAAACACTGTTAACCCTTACTTTGAAGCAATTCAACAAAGACAAGGACTTTACGCATTCAATGTGGTAATGGATGAATCTAACAACACACCTGATGTTATCGATAGAAACATTATGGCTGGACAGATTTTCTTACAACCAACAAAGACTGCAGAATTTATAGTTATTGATTTCAACATCTTACCAACTGGAGCAACATTCAGCGCATAAGATACTGAAAAAATAATTAGAGTATATTTATTATTAATAAAACAGATAAAGAAATAAAATGGCAGAAGTATTAGAGTTTGATAAGATGTTCTATACGAACTTCGAACCGAAGATGAAGAATAGATACGTGATGGAAATCGATGGTATCCCTTCTTACTTAGTAAAAGCAGCAGCTCGACCTTCAATTCAATTTGAAACTATTGTGTTAGATCACATCAACATCAAAAGAAAATTACAAGGCAAGGGAGATTGGCAGGATATAAATATCACATTATACGATCCAATTGTTCCATCAGGAGCACAATCGGTAATGGAATGGGTTCGTTTAGGACACGAATCTATTACTGGTAGAAGAGGTTACGCTGACTTCTATAAGAAAGATATTACATTCTATATGTTAGGTCCTGTTGGGGATAAAATTGAACAATGGACTATTAAAGGTGCATTTATTCAATCCGCTAACTTTGGTGATTTATCGTTTGATTCTAATGAACCTGCAACAATTGAATTAACTTTATCTTACGATTACGCAATCTTAGAATTCTAAAAATATTCCTTACGGAAGCTACCGAAGGACAACCCTCATCAGAAATGGTGGGGGTTTTTTTATTTCCAATTTTTTTAAAAACATATATTTATATATAAACAAACACATACAAGTTATGACAGAACAAAAATACGATTTTCCAACCGAAGTGTTGGATTTACCATCAAAGGGGTTGATTTATCCAAAAGAAAACCCATTATCATCGGGTAGAATTACTATAAAATATATGACGGCAAAGGAGGAAGATATTCTTTCTAATCAAAACCTTATTAAAAAAGGTGTTGTATTGGATAAGTTATTTGAATCAATTATTGTGGACAAGGTTGACCCTAAAGATATAGTTATTGGTGATAAAAACGCTATTATTTTGGCAACTCGTTTGTTAGGATATGGACCTGATTACTCATTGAAATTCTACTCAGGTGTAACTGGGGAAACTATTCCAACTGTAGTCGATTTATCTAAAGTTCAAACTAAAGAAGTTGATTTTTCTTTATTTAAGAACAAAAATGAGTTTGAATTTACTACTCCATTGGGTAAAAATAAGTTAACATTTAAGTTACTTACACATGGTGATGAATTAGCAGTTGAAAAGGATATTCAGGCACTTGAAAAGTTAAATAAAGATGGTTCGTTTGAAATTACCACTAGATTGAGATATATGATTAAATCAGTTGATGGTAATTCTGATATATCTACAATTAATAAATACATCACTGGAATGTTAGCTAGAGATAGTAAAGCACTTAGAGATTATGTAAAGAATATATCTCCTGATATGGATATGACCTTTGAATATACTCATAGTACGGGAGAGAAGGAGGCTCTACCTATAACAATGGGTGTAAACTTTTTTTGGCCTACCGAGTAATCATTCAATAAATATCCACACTCAAATATTTGAGATGTGTAATTATGGTAATGGGTTCAATATTATGGATTTATACAAAATGCCTGTTCATTTAAGGAATTTTTACTATAAAAAGTTAGTAGAAGCTAAGGAAAAAGAAAATGAACAAATAAAGAAATCAAATAACCCATCAAATTCATCTAAAGTTAGGATTAAACGATAATCCTAACTTTTTTTTTAACCTATATTTATACTATATTAATAGAAACATTTATTATGAAAAAAACTAAAAAATTAGAACAAAAATCATACATTAAGGAGTTTTTTGGTCTGTTTGGCAAGAAAAAATCGGAAAGAAAGAAAGATATAAATGATTTAATTGATAATGATCCCATTCTTAAAAAATTGGATGCTGAAATCAATGATATAAACTCAAAAGCCGAAGATAGATTAGAAAAAATAGCAACATCAGATCAAATGGCTATATTGAGAAAATATGGTGTTATTAAATAAAAATAATTAATGGCTGACAAAAACGGTGCAAATTTAAAAGAAGCTCTAGCAGCTGAAAAGGAAATTCTTAGTTTAGAAACTGAGATAGATAAACTTGCCGAGAAAAAAGGTAAACGAGCAAAGGAGCAATTAGCCACTGCTCAAAAAGATCTTGCCACAAAAAAAGCAGTTTTAGCTAATAGTAAAGCATTCGCTGAATATCAAAAAAAGATAAATAAAGATACCGAAGCATTTGGTAAATCCTGGACAAAGCTAAGTAGTGCAGTTCAAAAAAACTTAGGTGGAACTAATAGAAATGCAACAGTCTATTCATCTATAAACAGTAAAATAATAGCCTTAGAGGCAAAACAAGCCGGATTGACTGGTGATGAATTGGAAGCTAATTTGCAAATGGTTTCACGATTAAGAGAACAAAACGATAGTATGTTACAACAGGCCAAAACTACAGCAACCGCTGAAGCTAAGGCTAGGGGTATGAATGATATTGCAATAAAAAGAAAAGAATTAGAAGAAGAAATAACTAAAGCTAAAGAAGAGGGTAATGAGGAATTAAGAGAAGCTTTAGAATTGGAAAAAGAAGCATTAGAATTAAGAGATAAATTAGAAAAAACAGAAAATAGGCTTACTGAAATAAAAAGTCAACAAGATGATTTAATTAACCAATTACCAGATGGTCTTAAATCATCAATTGGATTTGCAAAAGGTTTGGGTGATGCTATTAAGGGTGGAATGGGACCTTTGTTTTTAATTGGAGGTGTTTTAGCTCTAGCCATCTCATCTTTTAAAGAATTGGATGAATCTGCAAAAAAATTCAGAGAAACCACTGGACTTACAAATTCACAAATGGAAAGTATTCGTTCTGATGCAAATCAGATTACGGGTGAATTTGGTAATTTAGGAGTAAATGCTGAAAAGGTATTTGATACAGTGGCTGCTTTAAAATCGGAATTTGGTGATACAGTCAAATTTTCAAAAGAAACAACCGCAGCACTAACTGTATTAAATACAAATTTTGGTGTATCTGCTGATACGGCAGCTAAAGTTCAATCTCAATTTGAAGCAATAGGTGGTGTTTCAGCTGAAACGGCAGCAAGTCTCCAAATGCAAGTTGCGGATATGGCAAATCTTGCCGGAGTTGCTCCTGCTAAGGTACTTGCAGATATTGCAGAAAACGCAGAAGCAACCTCAACATTTTTCAAAGGGGATTTAACTGCATTAACCCAAAACGCTATTCAGGCTAGAAGAATGGGAACTTCTCTTAAAGAGCAAGTTGCTTTAGCTGAAAAACTTTTGGATTTTGAAAGTGGTATTGAGGAAGAATTAGTAGCAGCAACATTTGTTGGTGGACAATTCAATTTGGGTAGAGCTAGGGCATTAGCAATGGAAGGTAAATTAGCAGAGGCTAATGAAGAAACCCTAAAACAAATTCAGAGAAGTGGTGATTTTAGAAAGCAAGATTACTTCACACAACAACAATTAGCCAAAGCGGCTGGTATGAGTGTTGAGGAAATCAATAAACAATTAAATGCACAAGATAAGTTATCAAAATTAACTAGCGAAGAAAGAAAAAAGGCAGAAGAAGCAATTGCACAAGGATTAGATATAACAAACATAAACGCAGAACAATTATCACAAGAAACTGATAAGTTTGCTAAACAACAAGAACAACAAGCTCAATTGGAAAAATTAAATAATGCTTTTATGGGTATGGCTAGCACAATTGGGTCTGTATTAATACCATTGATTGATGGTATAGCTTTGGTATTAACACCGATATCGTTACTTGTAGAAGGTATTCAATGGTTTTTTGGTGGTATAGGAGAGAAAATATCAGCTATGATAGGTCCATTGGGGACTGTTGGTAAAGTTTTAAAGGGACTTGCTGGTTTGGCAATTATATATGCTGCATATCAAGCGTATCAATCATTTGCCTTTGTTCCTGTAGCTGGGGCAATTAAAGGAGCTATAGCGGCAGCAGCAATTTTAGCAAGTGGATTTAGTTTGTTATCTAAAATTGGTGACTTGAATTCACCCGCTGATGGTAAAACACAAGTATCAACCAAAGAAGGTGGATTATTTGAATTATCACCAAATGATGACTTAGTAGCCGCACCTGGTGCAGCAGCTGCATTGGAACAAGCGGGAAATATGGATGGTGGTGCAACTACATTAGTTGACAGTAAATCATCCTCTAATTTAGCAGCACTATCGGCACCACTTAATGCAATGATTAATGAAATAAAAGCTCTAAGAGCGGACTTAAATAGTGGAAAAATAGCAGTTTATATGGATACTGCAAAAGTTACGGCAAATATCTCAACAAATGTTGACCAAGGAACGAGAAATTCATATAATTTAGGTTCAGCTTAAATAAATTAAAAGATGCCATCAATAATAGAACTTTTTGAATCAAAAAAATTAAATAGTGGACAGACTGCAAAACAGCAGTATGATATCCAAAATTTAAAACCAATTCCTATTAAAACTAATTCGGGTGCAATTGATTTATTTGCTACTCCTGTTAATATATTAAGAAGAAATTTGGGTTCTAGATTAAGAGAAACTAGACTTGAAGAAGAAGCATTGGGTATAAGACGTATTAGGGCATTCGCATCTCCTATATTATACGGAACGGCAATAGCTAAACTTAAATTGAAACAATCATCATCGGTGGTAACGATGAAGAACGCCTCAAGCACTTTAATTAGCACTGATGGGCAGTTGAGTGGTATAGTTAATAAATTGGTTGATAAAGCAAAGGAAGTTGGTAAAAGTATATTATCAAAATTAGGAATACAACTCCCAGAAGCTCAATTACCAACAAGAGTTGCTAGTAAAATTAATGCACAATTATTATTAAGAGGAGGACCTATTTCTCCTGATAAACTAAAACAAATACAACAGGCTTCTCAAGGTAATGGTGCCGGTAGAATACTAGCATCAATTGGACAGGGTGCTACTGGGGAACAAATAAAAAACCAAGTATTAGGAGCGGGAATAAACGCAGCTAAAAAGGCAGCAACTAAAGCATTATTTGGGGCAGTTGATAGAGTAGCTAAAACATTCAAATCGGCACAGGGTAGTGGAACGGTATCTATTAGACCTGCAGATGTATCTTATAAGAGTAAAAACAAATATAGTAAAATTCTTAAAATAAGAAATAGACAAGATGGTGCTATTGATGATTTTGGTAATTATACATCTTTAAAAGGTTTACAAGATTATATCAGTAAACCTCTTAGTATTGGCGGTGGTCTTTTAGGAATGTTAGCAAGTCTTACACAACCTGAAGGATTATTTTTAATGAATAAATCCGTTAATGATGCAAGAAATTTTGCAAATCCAAATGCATCTGTATTTCCTCAATTTCCTGAATTTAGTTTAGCAACGATAACGCAAAATATACCAAATCAGAGAGATGTAAAAAAACCAACTTATTCTAAAAGTGATGCGGTTAAAGGATTTTTAATTGATAATGTTAATAAAACTAAATTTAACACTAAAAAAGATTTAGTAAATATATCAAAACCATGGTATAGTGAGACAGGAAATCCTGATAAATTTCCAGATGGAACAACTATCGATGATTATGATTTTATTCCTTTACGATTCTATTCATTAAATAAAAAAACAGGAATATCATTTAAAGCAACTATAAGTGGACTAAATGAAAGTATATCACCATCGTGGGATACTAATAGATTTTTAGGAAATCCATATAATTTTTATACATATAATTCGGTAGAAAGGAGTGTATCTTTTAGTTTTAAAGTTTATTCATTGAATCAACAAGAGCATATATCTTGTTGGCAAAAATTAAACTTTTTAGCGGGATTAGCATATCCCCAAACATCAGTAGCTTTAATCTATACAGTTCCACCTTTTATGAAATTTACATTAGGTGATATGTATAAAAACAAAGAATGTTTTATTGAATCATTATCATTTGAAGTAGATGATAATACACCTTGGGAAATCGGATTAAGTGCAATAAAAAAAGGGAATAGAGTTGGTGAAGTTAATGAAAAGGGAATTGCTTCAAATTATAAATTACCAACTATAGTAAATGTTAATATGACAATTAAATTTATAGAAACCCAAGGAACTATAGCGGGCAAGCGATTGTATGGATATGGTAGTATTTTTGGTTTAGAAGAAGATAACTATGGAATTGGAGTAGATGGTGCAGCTAAAAAATTAGAACCAACTGCTAAACAAAAAAGTAGTTATATTGAAGATTTTAAAAAATTATAAATAAATGGATAGTAGATATAAATCATCTCAAACTAAAAAAACTTTTGATGGTAAATTAGTATATAGACCAAAAATATACCCTAACATACCATTAAGAGATGATGACATATATGTAGCTACTGAAACCGGAGATCGTTTAGATACACTTGCGTATGATTTCTATGGTGATTCTAAAATGTGGTGGATAATAGCATCTGCAAATAATATACATGATGCTGTTTTTGGATTTGAAGATGGGACTATATTAAGAATACCTCAAAATTATATTGAAATATTTAATTCATTTACTAAAGAATAAGTTATATGTGGCCAAAGTTAACTAATATACAGCCAAACATCGCTAATAAAATAAAAAGTTATAGCGATAGTATGGAGGCATCTAAATTAAACGCTTGGATTAGAGTTTTTTCAGGCGCTAAAGTTGGAAATAATAATGGCCTAATTATGCAATCTAATGTAAATCGTAAATTATTTAGATCGGTTGGGGAAACAACATCCACAATATATGGTGATTTACAATCATCAGGTGTATTGGGTGTTGATTGGGGAAATAGAACTGTAGAAACCGGAGTAGGTAGAATATTAAGACCATCGCCTGTAATTACCGGATTCAATGTAAAGGAGGGGCAAGATCAAATATCTAGAAAAGCAACTTTGGAGTTGAAAGCATTTTCATTGGAACAAATGGAAAAAATTCAATCTTTTTTTTTAGAACCTGGATATTCATTATATGTTGAATGGGGGTGGAATACTGGCCAGGGAATTAAAGGATTCACATCAACCACAGGTGGTACTGATACCATAGTAAAAACTATTGCTGATAAAAGTTTAAGTTGGACTAATTTATCTACTACTAGAACAAATAGTGATGGTGAGTTTGATTGTTTTTTAGGATTTATAGTTGGCGGTAATGTATCAGGTGATTCTGAAAATTTTAATATATCAGTAGAACTTAGAGGGGCTCCATCTTTACCAACATATATGCAAACCAATCAGGGAACTACAAGAATAGATGCGGATGGTAAAGTTGAAGAAGCTAGAAAAGTATTACAACCATTTGGAACAATTGAATCTGAAACTACTGCACCTGAATTAAGAAGATTTGGAAAAATGTTTAATGATTTACCTGCATTTAGACAAACTATTGATATTGAATCTTTAAAATCAAAAGCTAAAATAAATCAATTTATTAATTTTGATGAAGTTGTTAGAAAGCAGGTACAAAATGCAGTAGCACCTAATTGGCTTAACGATGAGGCTATTGAAGTAAATTTAACTTCAGCAGATGGTGCAACAACAAAAGAAATAGAAATAGTTAAAGAAGATTTATTTTCATCACATCGTTTTATAAGAATGGATTTGGCGGTTGAAATTTTAAATAAAATTGGTTCACTGGATAGATATGAAATTGGAGGAAAAGAAATTACATTTCAAATTGATATAAGTAACACAATAATAGGGGCATTTCCTTTTATGTTTTCAACAAAAGCAGATAAATTAATTATACCTACTGCTGTGCCTGATTTTTTTCAATACTATTTACAAACTTCTACAGTGGAACAATCGACAGGTGGCAGGTTGATAGTTAATGGAACATCTTTACCACCAAGATATACGTCGGATGGTATGGAGATATTTGCTCCATATGAAAGTTTAAATAAATTTGGATTAAAAGAAAAGAGTGGTTATTGGGGATATTTAAATCGTTTGTTTGTAAACTTTGAATTGTTCAAATCAAAAATTGAACAAAAAAATAAAAATATTAGAGAGATATTTTTAGATATTTTAAATGAAATGTCATCGGCCGCAAATTCTTTTTGGAACTTTCAAATAGTAGAGGGTGAATTTAAAGAAAACGCAGCCGTAGCCGAAGGTATTATAAATACAGAATACAATACTCCAAAAAAAGATGGTGATATTATTTTAACTGTAATTGATGAAAATTTTATTGGACAAAATCCAAACGAATCTCAGGCAGTATCATTTAGGCACGTTGGAGTGGGTAGTGTGTTCTTAGATGCTAACATAGATATTTCTATCCCAGCGGATATGACAAATCAAATTGTGATGACCAGATCGGGAAATTCATCAAATCCGGATGCCCCAATTGTGGGTATTGGTAAAACGAGTTTCTTTGAAACTACAGGTGATTTATTTATAACAACCCCACCTACAAATACTGTAGCTTCGGGTTCAGGTGAAACCGCCGAACAACCACAAAGTGCAGTTGAAATAAAAAAGCAAGAAATAGAAGCATTACAAAAATCAGCAGCTGATAAACTTGCCGAACGTGAAAAAATTTCTGAAAGGGGAACGCAAGAAGAACGACAAAGGCGAGTTGATTTATATAGAGCAGCAGTTGCAGAACAAGAAGCTGCTA